CACGTATTTGCCGTGACCGAGACGCGCCGATTGAATAAGAACGGGCGGCCATTTGGATTCAGGCAAACGACGCGACGGGAATTGCAACCGTGGGAGTTGTGGGCGCTCAACATTCTCAGCCGCTGCAACGACGTCAATCGCAAAACGGCACTGCTGGGCTTAGTTTCAGTGCTGGTACAGGAAACGTGCGAAACCATGCTCAACGCTGGCATTGATGGACCAAAGGTTACGGAGATACGGTTCAAGTTATGCCAAGAACTTAAAGATGACTTATTGTCGAAGCTGGACGGCGCTGCCGCTCCTATTATCGCAGGCAAGGAGCAACCCCAATGACCCAGGAGAAGGATAGCGGCAACGAACCACGGATGGACTGGCAACAAGTGGCGCTTAATGGTGGTCCACCTTGTTTCTACGTTGAAGATGGGCGTTACTGCGGCAGGGCACAGCGGTGGGCCGGACACCACGGCGATCCGGTGGTCCACGAGTTCGTGCCGCTTGAATACGTGACCGCAAAGCCAATGTGCCCCCTGCATCGAAGGATCGAAGACAAGGGGGACATGGATCTGGAAATCGGGAATGACTGTCTTGCCTGCTCCCTGAATGAGCGTGCGGAGTTGCTCGCGACACTTGCGGCCGGCACCGCAGCGGACGGAAACATAGATTCAGTTTCCGCGCTCACAGCGTTGGTCAACGAACGTGATGCGCTACTCAGTGAAGTAGCCCAACTGCGCGCCGAAGCTCTCAAGGGTATTTGCGTCTACTGCGGCTATATCGAACAGTATGAATCACTGGAGCAAAAAGCCAGCGAAGCAGGTAACGCGATGCGAGTGGGGCATATTCGTCAGTGCCAGGCGCGTCCTGAGGCGAAGTTGATTGCGCTTAGCGAGCAGTTGATTGATGAAGTATCGCGACTACGGGAAGCGTTGGGCAGCATTTTGCAATGCTTCGAGAACGGCGCAATGCCTGATATCAGCATCGTTGAACGTGCTCGCGCCGCCCTCGCGGGAAAGGGAAGGCAACGGTGACGACGACTGGTGGCCCACTGCTATTAACTCACTGCCGGATTGACCGCGAAATTTGCGCAGATGTAATTGTAACCGGCATTCCAACTGTCAAGGGGTTGGATAAACTAATCGAGATTCTAATCATGCTGCGGAATGATTGGAACCAAGTCACCGATCAGTCATACGTGAACTACGATACCGCCGCTATCAGAGAAGGGAAGCCACAGGAATGAGTGAGAAGGAACTAATTGATGCGTTTGGTATCGGGCCGCCCGAGATGGAAGAAACCGATCGCCAGTGGATCGTAGCGCGTTACGGGCCGATAACCACCTGTCGTCGCTCTGTTCATTTTGAGGCTCAGGCGCTGGTGACGCTTTGGATTGCTGCTGTGCCCGTCATGGGCGGCATTGCGATCGGCGCTGGGCCAACTGAGGGCGATGCGATCAAATACCTGCGCATGGATTTATCAGGCGCGTTGAAAGTGACGGAGATTCCGATATGACTCTCATACCTGAACAACTGCCACTGTCGCTGGCCGATTATCTACTGAGTCACCTAGCTCAAGAGTGCGCGGAAATAATAGTGCGCGCTACGAAGGCGCAACACTTTGGATTAGACGAACGTCAACCCGGGCAATCGCATACGAACGCCGAGCGCATCATGCACGAGTGGTGTGATTTGATAGCGACAATGGAGACAGTACAGGAATACGGCATCCTGCCCGAGCTTCCACGCGAGGAGTACATTCAGCGAAAGAAAGACAAGCAGGTGAAAGCGGCCTTGTTTCGAGAGTATTCCCGCGACCTTGAAAGGCTTCATAGACCATGACTACTGAACAACTAGCCGCGCTAAAGGAAGCGATCTCGGGCACGACTAAGGGCCGCCGTGAGGTTGTTGTTACCGGCAAATCAGTGGAGATGACCAATGACTACTACTAATTCACCAGAGGCGCAACCACAGGAAGGGGACAAAACTGATTTTTCTTGTCGTGTGTGCGGTGTTCAGTGTGCGATTGCGCCCGACCCGCCGGAGCGTGCAGTGTGTCCCAAGCACTGCGAGGATCATAACTACGTTTACAGTCGCGAGGATCGCGGCACCTTCTGTGAGTATTGTTGGCAAGAAGCGCCGCATGACTACTACCTGGAGGACTAATGGCAAATACTTACAACGACGCGCTTGAATGGGCCGCAAAGTGGATCGAAGACACGCTGCGCGCCGGACCTGAGACACATGAGCGGACCATTGAGTTCGGCACGAACATGGCGATGACGCTGCGAGCCGCGAAACTATCCGACGCTGACCTTCCCCGCGCTACCGCAGACGACAATGACGCATTGAGCCATGCCGAGCGAGTCGAGATTACCCAAGCTATCGCGGAATCGGAGATCGCTGGATGCACATTGGAGAATCAGGATATTGACGATCTTGTGGGCTTATTCGAGGCGTGGTTAGAACGCCGCGCTCCCCGCGCTAGCGGAGAAACAACAGTTGAAGCGGCGCTGGCTGAGTTGCGGGAGATGTTTCCGGGCAAGGTGATCCTGGTTCGACGCGAAGACAGTTTTTATCCGCCTGACTGTCGGGATGCCGCAGAGACGAATTCGATGGTAACGATCAAGATCGGTTATCTGATGTCAGAACCGAAGTTTAGAAGTTCCAGATCGCTCGCTGACTGCATGGCTCAAGTCCGCGCCACCACCCGCACGGAAGGAGAAGGAGATCGATGAGTAAACGCCTCCGATTCATCAAAAAGCCCGGGCCGACCCACAAAACAAAGATCTGGCGCGTTCGTAATACGACCTTACGCTCGGATCTCGGTCTTATCAGATGGTTTGGTCGTTGGAGGCAGTATTCATTCTTCCCCGGTGCTGAGTTGGTGTTCGAGAAAACGTGCCATGAGGGCTATTGCTGATTTCTGTGAGCGACAGACGTGGACGCACACGAGACGAGTGCGCAGTGAAAGGCAGACTTAACCAGCGGTAGAATAATTCTTCCTGTTACTTTTTCACACACTCTGCTATTGTCCCTGCCGGTCCCCCGGCTTGAGCGTGTGCGGCCCTCAAGTCGAGTCGCTTGTAACGTTTAGCCTTTTTTCTCGCCTGAGAGGTGAACACCCTCTTGCGGCAACGACTGCTTGAGTCTAGCCCTCTGCATCGACTGCGGTGAACCCCACTCGCGGACTATTCGCGGGCGGCCCGCCGTTATGTGTGGGCCATGCGCCCGCCGATTTGCCCGCAAGCAGGAACAACTTCGCGTTATCAGGTTGGCTCGTGGTCTATGCGTGAGATGCGGGGGAAGTCGTGGCCGAACTCAACTGTGTAAGCGCTGCCGCAAGGGTTACAACGAGCGCCGGCGTAGTTGGCGAGCAAAACAAAAAAAAGGTTCCATACAGACGGATTTATTTACCGTGCAGAGCGGAGTTAGTGTATTACTCCGGTCAATCGGGGCGGGGACTCACCCCTGCCGAAGCACTTTGACACGAGAATAGGTTGATAAAACCATAGCACAGCCCTTCCTTGATGAACTTTCCCGCCACAAAAACTTCACTTCTCTCTTTTCGCCGTTGAGTAGTTGACGGAGAATTGTCGCCCGCAGTGTGTCTTTAGCCCCGAAGTAATTTTGAAAATCTGAACTTCACTACGCTGCTTGAAATCGGCGAAAGACCTGTCTCACCGTTCCATGTACCCAATCTGCTCTGCAAAACTCATATGAAACCTCAGACGCCGATTATTCCCGGTCACGATCTACCTGTCACGAACATTGCCGAGAGTCAGGACGAATACCAGACCCTGCCAGCGTTTATACAGCCTGACGGTACGGTTCTGACGCGCTGGCGGCTCACATGGAAAGAACGCCTGACCATCTTTCTGCGCGGCGATCTTTACCTCTTCACTCTCACGTTCAATCAGCCGTTGCAGCCGATAAGTCTGCAAGTTGAGCGACCCAAAGTCGCGTAGTGGACCTCAAAACCTCATAAATGAAACCTCTTGTAAGTGTAGATGAATTGCGAAAGCTGATGCCGCGGCTTTCGCCCGGAAAGGCGGGAGAATACGCCCCACTCTTGTCGGCATCGATGATCGAATTCGGCATCGTCAGCAAGAGGCGGCGCTGCGCATACCTCTCCCAGTTACCGGTTGAATCTGAGCAGTTAACGCGCTGGGTAGAGAATCTTAACTACTCAGCACACAGACTCACGCAAGTCTGGCCCAAACGGTTTCCCTCGATTGCGGCGGCGGCACCTTATGCGATGAATGCGCAAGGACTTGCAGAGAAGGTGTACGGCGGGCGCATGGGGAATACGAAACAAGGTGACGGGTGGAAGTATCGCGGTAGATTTCCGATTCAAGCCACTGGTCGCGAGATGTATCAAAAGCTCGCGCAGGCGCTTGGAATCTATGCTCTGATTGCTGACCCGGACACATGCCTCAATGATAAGTTGATTGGTTTTCGAGCCTCAGCATGGATCTTCGCGGTGGAAAAGGGCTGCAACCAACTGGCAGACAAGCTCCAGATGGATGGCGATGCACATGATCGCGGCGTCCTTACGGAAATCTGCGAGCGCGTGAACGGTGGCCATAATGGTCTTTCCGAACGCCTCAACTACTTCCGCATCGCAAAACAAGTGCTGCACAACGACGACGATTCAGACGCACCAATTGCCCCACCTACAGCACGACCTGCCGAATCAGTACACGCTCAAGAACAAGAAGAATCGGAATCAGCGGCTAATAGCCAAGCAGACCCGGCAATAGTCTCCGCAGAACCCGGTCAAGATCTGCTTGGCGCCGCTGTAAATTCAGATAAAGCAAAAGGGGCCGCTCTCAAGTTGTGGCCTCGTTTGGTGAAACATTCGAGTGCCGGACTCACATTTATTTGGGCGATCATCGAAGCGAACAAGGTTGCGAGCATCTTGGTTCTAATCGTGATCGGCGCCGGCGTTCTATGGCTGGCCTATCACAACCGCAAGAAGCTCGCGCCTCACGTTTTGAAGTTGCTCAAATAATGCTCCGTATCGTCGAAGCCTTTGGTTACGTTCTCTACTTGGCCGTTCGTGCCCTGAATTTCATTCTGCGCAAACTTGGCTTGAAAGAGATCTGAAGAGGATGCAGAGATTGGTCCAAATACTATTGAGAGTTGAACCGCCGCTTAGTCCCGGATTGATTGTTGTGTTCGCCGTTTGGCTCTTTCTTGTCTTGGTGGTAGTAACGCATTGATTGAAGAAGAGGATTATTGATGGACGAAAAACAGATGATCAGGCTGGCCTATCATCTTCTGTACGTCATCAGCGCTGTGCTGATTGCTTACTGGAGCGGACTTTTTTCTGGTAGCCCTAAACTAAAACTGTGGCTAATGATGGCCGGTATCTCCATGATCAATATAGTCGCAGGTGTGTGGGCGGGGTTTCTTAGAGGATGGGAAGCGTGCGAGGGTTTGCAGCAAACCGGCGAATCGAATTCAGAGCCTGTTTGGCGTTTGAACGGCAGCAAGCAAAACAGGCCCACCGGCGCGTAGTGCTTTCCGGTAGACCTGCGTGATTGAAAACTTAACCGTCAGCAAGCGCCGAGACGGTTGTTACGCGGCTGCGCCAGCAGTCGCGCCGGCGGTCTTCTCCCAATGATCGAAATGACCTTCGTCATTGAAATAGAGCGTGATAGGCGAGTGTCCATCCCAACCAGTGACCTTCTCACCGATGAACGAATCAAGCGGCATGTCTTCGTATCTCACCGTCGCCGTTGATTGCGGAATTTCCTTTAGATTACTGATCACCGAGATATCGGTGAGTTTGCCGGTGTTCTCATTGAACCTTCGCAGCAAACGATAGCCCTGCGTGATCTGGTCCACGGTGACGTTGACGGGAAGTAAATCAGGATTCATCGCAATACCTCATCTTTCAAAATGTGGCCCGTAGTGGGCAAATGTGGGGTGTAACTTTTCCACACACTATAGACCAAGCCGGAATTCCCGCCAATAGAAAACTTATGATCGACACTTCCCGCCAGCTTGCGCCCGCACCGAAGCGCCTCGAAAGGCGATTCAACAAAGATCAGCACGCCAACGACATTAAGAAGCTTCACGAACGAGGCGCCGAGTTGTTGCCCGCCGATTACCTCGTTTGCCATCAGAGCGAATCGGATCGCGCTCACAAGATCCGGGCGCTCGCGAAGCAGAAGATCGCGATTCGCAACGCCAAAAGACTCACACGCTCACGGAGTTAACGCATGTCCTTACAAGTCATCCCGATCAACGATGCTGATATTCAGTGGGGTTTCACCGACACGATGCCCTCGTTTCACACGAAGCACGGCACGTATGGAAGCCGTGAACGGGTTGATCCGTTCCCCTGCTACGCTCACGATCTCGCGCTTGTCGAATGCGAACTGAAGCGCACGGCTGGCCTGTTTCCGTTGACGTTTCCGGTTTACCTCTACGTGTCGGCTTTTGAGTGCGAGGGTCGCACCAATGCTCACGCGAGTACAGGCCCCGACTACGACGCCAAGATGGTCGATGGTGAATATCCGATAGGCAACGGCGCCATCGTGTTCTCAGGTAAGCGAATTCCGATCATGCCTTCGATGACTCGCTATCTCGTTTCCCACGAATACGGCCACCTGGTTGAAACCGCGCTCACGAAAGCAAAGCGACTGGACATCAACGAATACGCAAAAATGCGCGGCTGTGAACCTCGCAACACGGAGTTCTACGGCGGTCGGACGTGGCACAAAGCCTTTGGTGAAATCTTCGCCAACGACTTCCGGATCATCGTTTGTGATCGCGAGCCGGAATTCTGGCCGCATCCTGCTGTTCACCCCCTTAAAGCTCGCAGGGTGATCAACTGGTGGCGCAAACAGCAGGCGAAACCGCTCACGAAACTATCACTATAGTATCTATAGATACCCTATCTATAGAGCACCTAACCTCATTGAGTTGTCCCGCCCTACAGTTGGAATCCTCACGACCAAAACGTAATCGTTTCTCTCAGAAGCACAGAAGCGAAGGTCAACGTCTGGCCGATGCGCTGCGCAGATACCGGAGACACTACCCATCATTCAGCGAACAGCTCGACGAGTTGATAAGTCGGGTGACCGGTTTCGCCCAGAGAACGCGCCAGTCAGATCGGGAGAACGTTTTAACTGTTCTCAACGAATGGGGTGCGCTGACGATGCGGGAGTTAATCGAAGAAACCAATCTGAGCAGTTGGGATCTCCGGCAGGTGCTCGGTGAACTTATAACGTCCGGCAAAGTGGTTGAAACCAGACCGCCAGTTCCAAGGACGCCGCCGAATGCCTGGCCTTCGGTGTATCGGCTGAAGGGATAAGTCACAAGCTGGCAGATTTGCTTCCGAAGAATCTCAAAGGGGCGAGATGGCTATGAAACGAGTACTCGAGCTTGCTGAAAAACACCCAACGGCGGTTGCGGTCGTGCTGGGCGCGATCCTCATTGGCGCACTGCTTTGGATCTTCGTGCCGATGATCGGAACTTCAATAAACGAGTCTCGCATCAACGCGCTCGAAACCGAGAAACAGCAAGCCTTGAAAGAGCGCGACGAAGCCCGGGCCCGGGATCTCATCCTGCAAGGGAGGATCGAAGCCAAAGACGAACAGATCAATTCCTTGACCTCACAGATAGCCGAATCAAACGAGAGAGTTATCAATGCTCACAATGAAACACAAGGCGCACGGTCCACGGTTAACAAAGTTCGCGCTGATAAGCCTCACTTCGATAGTGCTGATGATGCTGGCCGCATCCGTGAGCTACAGTCAGGTCTGCACGGACTGTATCCCGATTCCCCGTAGCACCTTCGAGCTTTCGAAAAAAGCGGTCGACGAGGTTAAGGCCTCACGAGTTCTGATCGACAAGCAAGCTACGGAGATTGATCTGCTGCGCGAAAACGTTGCACTCAAAGATCAGGTCATCAAGCTACTGACTGAGAATGGTCAACTGAAAGACGAACGCGGCGCCGAAAAGGACAAACAGATCGCCGCCGAGAAATCTGCGCGGGAAGCCACGGAGAAACAACTGACAATCGAAACCAAAGAGAAAGAGAAGGCTCAACGCTCTGCAAAGTTCTGGCGAAAGATTGGAACGGCAGCAGGCGCGGCACTCGCGGCAGTCTTTCTGCCGAAGCTCTTGTAACCCCTCACAGCCATGAATCCCTCACAGGTAACTACTCACATGTTCAACCCCTTCGATGGCGTCACTTTCGCCACAGGCACAGTTCTCATGTCGGCGCTCGGCATCATCAACGGGAATTCCCCGGTCCTCGCAACCGCAGTTGGCGCAACTGTAACTGGCCTTTTTGTGTTACTCGCAAAGGTGCTTGAACTCTGGTGGAAAGACAGGAAGGCCAATGGGCAGCAAAAAAATAGCTAAGCGTCCCCCTTTCGCCGGTCAACCTAAGCACTCGCGCATTCGCGCGCGCTCAAGAACAACCGGTCAATTCGTCTCACTCGAATACGCCCAAAAGCACCGCTACGCCGTAAGAATCGAACGCTGGTAACAGCCTCACGGAGATTTAATGCGAAACGTTTTACTGATCCTCGCCATTGTCATTGGTGGACTATTCTTTTTCGCCTTGCGCCCTACGCAAGCGGACACTTCCAGCCTCGTAGTCTTTCCTTCGGCTGAAGTCGAATTCATCATTGGCCCACAAGTTAAGAGCGGCACCAGTATGATCGCTGGAGCGGCGTGGTTTGATCAGAACGCGATTGATCGCGGTCTTTCTCTGTGCGTAGAGTTTCCCGACGAGGCACACACACCGGGCAATGTCCTGATCTCTGGAACGGTCTCAGTTACCAACGGCAGCAAGACTGTAAAGGGCGTCGGCACTCACTTCCTCACTGAGGTTAAAGACTACGCTATCATTTCGAACGGCCCAAAAGGCCGAATTATCAAGATCAAGGCATCGGTCCAGAGCGATACGGAGCTGACGTTAACCCTGCCCTGGGAGGGCGACACCGTAACGAGCCAGACAATTTCGTCTCCGAGCGGAACGGAAGTCGATGAGTACCAAGGCTACAAGGGTTATTACGACTTCGCTTTTACTCAGTACATCAATGCCTATCGAACGGGAGACAGCAGGTTCCTGCAGTGCGCGCGCAAAGCCGCTGATTCATGGTGGTCGCAACCGATCATCGACTATGGCCGCAACCTGATCTCAAAAACCGGAGACGGACTGGCGCCGCGCTCGATTGCGCTGAATGGCTTGATACTCCGCGCGCTGGATGGCCGGCCGGAAATGTGGCCATGGATCACCGATTACGTTAATTATCAATTTCACAACTGGGATGAAGTACCTAAAAGCTGGTCCGGACTCTATTTCGGTATCCGTGACGGCGGCTTCATGCTCCTTTACGCCGCGGAACTAGGCGCGGTGCATCCTGATCCGGCAGTAAGAGCCGACTTCAAGGCCCGAGCGCTCGACGTCGCTCAGAACTACTACGCCCGACTCCAGCAAACAGACGGTTCCTATCGTTGGAACGTCGATGACTCGGCGCCGGGAACGCTCGACGGTTTCACGGGAATGGAGCAGCCCTTCATGGTTGGCATCCTCAACGAAGGCATGATCGCGGTTCACCGACTCACCAATGATGAAAGAGTGAAGGCCGCAGTTCTCAAATCGGTTGAGCACGAGTATCTGAGAAGCTACAACGCAAACGGCTGGCGCTCTTCCTACTATTTCATTCATGGGCAATTCAACACTGGCTTTTCGTGTGAGAGCGGGTGCGGTAACGCCGCGAATCCGTTCCCGCCCGGCGACACCAGCCAGATCACTGAGGCTCGCCAGTTAAACCCGACCAGCATCCACCAGTTTGGCTACGCCTATGCTGTTACTCTCGACACGAAATACATAATGTGGGGCGATGAGATCTTCGACGCTACCTACTCAGGAAATGACGGATATCGCGGGCTCGCGTACTACCGCGGCAAGGAATATGACGAGTCCTACAGATCGGGCGGCACATATCTGGCGAGACGCGGAAATGTGACGTCGCTGCCGACAGTCTCACCAACGCCAACACCGACACCAACGCCCTCGCCATCTCCGAGCCCTTCAGCAACTCCCACGGGAAGCACCTCTGCTGAGGGCACGAAGGCCGCAACGATTACGGATAACGCTGGCGCTATGTGGACGCTCGGATCAAACCACGAGACTCTTCGCGACAACGTTCACATCGGCAACGGCTACGGGTTGATTTACAAATGGCACGCCTCAACTGTCTACGTGCTGGGAACCAATAATGCCTGGTATCGGTGGACAGGATCTTCATGGGCTGGATACGGAGAAACAGAACCAGGAATTTCGGTTTCTGACCCGACTCCGACGCCGACACCCAACGCCACGCCTACGCCGTCTCCGAGCCCGACGCCGAGCCCAACACCAGTGCCTTCACCCACGCCAACACCAACGCCGCGTTGTGTGAAATGGAATCCCAAAGGCAAATGCTTGAAGTGGACTTAAAACCAGAAGCTCCGGAAGTATCGGAGCTTGACCGCGTACTGATTGCTTTCGGCGCCATCGGCCACGGTCGCCTGTTCTGTACCTGTGGCTATTTGATTTGGTCGTGTCCGTGCACGAAGGATTGCAACTTCATCCCGCGCATGATTGAAACAGACCACATGCTCTGCGAGGAAGCACGAAAGAAACTCGAAGCAGAGAAAGCCAAAAGAGAAGCGGCAGCAAAAGCAAAGTGATTCGACCTCAGCCCTCACACGAACTGCGCACGCCGGGATTCCAAATCGAGCCGTCAACCGAGCTTGGTGACTGGCTGATGAACAGTTTTGTACACGAAGACGGAGAGCTTTCGAACGAAGACCACGCGCACCTTCGAACGGCCAACATTGCGGCAATCTGGACGAACGTAGAATTTGAAGATGGATTGATGCCAGTGGCGGGAATGGCTGAGATCGTCAGAGTCAACGGTAAACCGTGGCCGCGCGCGGAACGAACCGATCATCTTTGCCTGCTACACGGAAACATCCCACAAGCTCGAATCTGGCTCTACGCACCGTATGTAGCGATTCTTGACGACGCTTCATTCTGTGCCCTCGTGGAGCATGAGCTTTATCACCTTGCTCACAAACACGACAAGAACAACGAACCAATGTTCGATGACGAAGGCAGACCGGTCCTGACTACTCGAGCGCATGACGTCTCGGAATTCATACCGGTTGTCGAGCGCTACGGAGTTGGCGCTGTTCATTCAAACGTCAAACGAATGGTGGAAGCAGCGAAGAAGAAACCGTTGCTCATGGGCGAATCGATTCGAGCGGCTTGTGGCACTTGTGCGGCCTCGGCCTGAAAAGTCGATTAATCAAAAGAATTCAAAGAGATGGCAAAACGTGGAGGAAAACGGGTAGGAGCGGGTAGAAAGTCTCGAGTTATCGAGCAGAATCTGAATGCTCTGTTACAGGCCTGTGTACCCGGTTCGAAACGTGAATCAATCATCCGGAAGTTGGCCGAAGACGCTGAGCATCCTTCCTTCCGGATCCGCAACGAAGCTCGAAAGGTTCTGCTTGCCTACATGTACGGGAAACCGGTTGATCGTCTCGAAGTCTCAGGCGAAGGCGGCGGTCCTATCCCGATCACGATAATTGAGCCCGTCAGACCCGATGCCTGATTTGATGGAGATCGTCACTGAAGGTCAGACCGCAAAGATGCGGCTGAACTTCCATAAAGGACAATGGCAAGCCTGGTTAGTCTTGCTGCGATTTATTCTCGTACTGGCCGGTACGCAGGGTGGCAAGACATCGTTTGGTCCTCACTGGCTGTATCGGGAAATCCAGAATTGTGGACCCGGCGATTACATGGTCGTTACTCCTACTTTTCAGTTGCTAGAGTTGAAAGCCCTTCCGGAACTCAAGAAGCTCTTTGAATACACATTAAGACTCGGACGCTATACCGGATCCCCGGTTCGCAAATTCACCTTTTCAGAAGAAGGCGAAATCGCGACGTTTGGCGCTAAGCAAGAGATTCCGACTCACGTTTATTTTGGCTACGCCGCGGATCCGGAAAGTCTCGAATCTGCCACAGTCAAGGCGGCTTGGCTCGACGAAGCAGGGCAAAAGAAGTTCAAGCTCGGTTCGTGGGAAGCGGTTTTGCGACGGCTCTCGCTTGCTCAGGGACGCGTTCTTATCACAACGACGCCCTATGACCTCGGCTGGCTGAAACAGAAATTGTGGGATAAATGGAAAGCGGGCGAGAAGGGCATTGAGGTTGTTCGCTTCGACTCAACCGAGAATCCGAACTTTCCACAGGCAGAGTTTGAACGCGCGCGCCGGGATTTGCCGAAATGGAAGTTCGATCTTTTCTATCGAGCAATCTTCACGCGACCGGCCGGGATGATCTATGACAGCTTCAATGAAACGCTTCACAAAGTTCCACGCTTCAAGATCCCGGACAATTGGCCGCGCTACCTCGGACTCGACTTTGGCGGCGTTAATACCGCCGGACTTTTCTACGCGGCTGAGAGAAACGATAAGAACGAACTCACGGGAAGGCTGTTTCTCTATCGCGAATACAAGGCCGGCGGTCGCACAGCAAAAGAGCATGCTACCGAACTTAAAAAAGGTGAGCCGATGATCCCGCGCTGCATTGGAGGCTCGCACTCAGAAGATCAGTGGCGCAACGAATTCAAGCACGGTGGGCTACCAGTCGGGGAGCCTGACATCAAGGATGTGGAAGTGGGAATCGATCGCGTTTACGGAAGCCACGCCCGCAATGAAATCCTTGTATTCGATGACCTCGCCGGATACCTCGAAGAAAAGCTGACCTACTCTCGCGAGCTCGACGACGCTGGTGAGCCAACAGAAAAGATTGAAGACAAAGAGACGTTTCACTTCATGGACGCCGAGCGTTACATCATCGGCTGGCTGAGAAAGACCATCCCGCCCGTCACCTTTGGACGCTTCAGAATGTAGCCGAATAATTTGGGAATAATATTCCGCAATCTCGCCACGCTGGGAACTTGCGCAATTCCGCAACGCCGCATTTCAAACTGAACTAGATGCTTATCACAAAATCCTGATATCGCAATTTTGTGATATCGCCTCACTCGAAAGAAACCTCACGCAAATGCAAACAGAGAAACACGATACCCCTGATTTCACCAACGCCGCCCACGAATCAATGTGTCCAGGCTGGACGCTTTGGTCCGACGTACTTGGTGGACAGGACACAATCAAAGTAAAAGGGGAAACCTATCTCCCGAAAGAACCAGCCGAAGACGACGAAGACTATAAACGCCGACTGGCCCGATCAATCTTCTTCGAAGATCCGCGTGATTGCACGATCAACTTGTCTGGCATCGTATTTCGCAAGAAACCAACGTTAGGTGAAGACGTTCCGGAATTTCTCAGGGAACTCTACGAAAACATCGACAACGCGGGTACTCACGGCGATGTGTTTCTACAGCGACTGTTCGAGGATGGATTCTTTGGGCACGCGTTTATTGTCGTTGAGCAGCCGCCGCAAGATCCAAACGTGAGGACAGCCGCAGATGAGATCGCGGCCGGCAACCGTTCTTACTGGTGCCTGCGCCAGGCCAAAGACGCGGTTAACTTTCGCCCTCTCATCATGAGAGGAAAGACTCAGATCGGGCAGATCAGCTTCAAGGAATGCACCAAAGAACCAGACGGGCGTTTTGGTGAGAAAGAAGTGGTCCGGTATCGAGTCTACTTGCTCGACGAACTTGGAAATGCACAGTGGGAAGTGTGGCGAGAAGTTGACAAGACAGACGCCCAGGGCGCAAAGGAAGTCGTGCTTGAGGACAGTGGCCCGATCCTGACGAAGCGCGGCCGACCAATGAAGCGATTACCGATCGCAGTGCACTACGGCGAACGCGAAGGCTTTTTGGAATCCCGGCCACCGTTAAAAGGCATTGCCGACATCAGCATTTCGATCTATCAAAAGTATTCAGACCTCACGAACATCGAACACTTCACCTGCGTGCCTGTGCTCGTGATCACCGGCGACGACGATCAAAAGAAAACTCTCGTGATGGGCGGTAACAGGGCGATCTTTCTGCCGATGGGCGCCGACGCAAAGTTTCTCCAAGTCGACGGGAAATCAATCGAGCATCTGGAAAAGGATCTCGACAACCTGAACAAACGACTGGTCGCAAAAGGCCTCGACTTCGTCAATGATGACAAGTACGTCCCGCCAACAGCAACCGAAGTAATCCTTTCCTACACCGAACGTACTTCAAAGCTGGCAAAGATGGTGCGCAGTCTAATCGATTGCACTGAGGAAGCCCTGGACATTACCGCCGAAATGGAAGGCTTGGACGAAGGCGGATCGATTACGGTTGGCGTTGACGAAACGAGTTTGACGCTTTCGCCCGAGCAAATGCGCATCCTGTCGGATATGAACGAAAAGGGCCAGCTCAGCCTGCAAACATTATGGGCGATTCTGGACCGCGCCGATCAATTACCAGACGACTTCGATCCGGTTAAAGAAGAGGCGCTGGTGATAGCAGCTGCCGAGCGTCAGATGGAACTCAACGCCAAACAGTTTGATGCTGGAGATGAAAGCACGCCATGATCGCTCTACTGATTTTCCTCGCTGTAATTGCAACCGGCGCGGTTACAATTAACTTCGGTCTGTTGGCCCTCGTGGTCTATCTGTCGCGCAGATGTAAAAGAGCACTGAGGGCCGTTGACGCACTTAATAACGCAGTCTATTCGCTGTCAGTTGATAAGGCGTATCTGATTGCGCAGCAGAAGCCTAATCTACTTTGGTACGACAAGGGCGAGCGGACAATTCACTGAATGACGATCTACGTGCTCACATTCAAAGCAACCGCAAGCCATGACGCTGAGAAACGCGCCGGGCTGAATCGGTTTCTGAAAGCAGCACTGAGATCGTATGGGCTAAGACTGATTGGGATGGAGGCGAAAGAGGATGGACAACATCGAAGTGTTGGCAATCGGAACTCAGGTGGTAATCGACGCCGAAATCCCGGCCACGATTCGAGCGGTCACGATCTACAGCCCGACGCACATTAAATACCTTTGTGTGTGGTGGGACGAGCGAAGCAGACGGGAAGAATGGCTGCTGGCTGACGAAATCAAACCAGTAGAAGGCCATCGCACAGCACGAATCACAATGGGCGATCCTAAAGCATGGAGGCGTTAACTATGAAGGCGAACACAGCCGGTGAACTAACAATCGAACGGTGTCCCGGTGGTTGCGGTATTGATTTCGCGGAGTTGCCAGAAATGCGCCACACCGAGGAAGAGTGCGGCGGGCCGGAATGCAGTTGTTATGAAATTATCGGCGGTCATCAAATGGGCTGCTACTTCTACGGGCGGTAAGTGTCCTCAATCCTCACAGTAGCTCGCGACTTTCGCGCCGAAGTCTTACGCGGCGACAGAGACATGCTGCGCCAACTCTCACAAGCGTATTCACTGATTGATAAATCGCTGAATCGCGAGTTTCGAGAACTGCAACGCGAGATCGAACAGGCACAGCGCGAAGGAAAAACAGTTAACCGGGATTGGCTCAGACGATCATTCAGATATCAGCAACTCATCCGGCAAGTTAAAGGGCAAGTCGCCAGCTACTCATTCAATGTCCGACAGGTCATTGAAGGCCAACAGAGAAACGCTATCGACCTGGGCCAGCTTCATGCAACGTCACTGATAACAGCCGCACTACCTGAGATCACGTTTGCTCGACTTCCTGCCGAAGCAATTAATGAACTTGTGGGAGTGATGCAGGATGGATCTCCGTTGAGTAAGGCGCTCGATAAGTTAGGTCCGCAAGCAGCGAAGCAAATGCGCGAGGCGCTCATTACCGGACTTGCTTCAGGTCACGGTGCCGACAAGATTGCGCGCGAAGCTCGAAGCGGAATAGATCTCCCACGGTGGAAGGCGCTTCAGATTGCCCGAACCGAGACGATGCGAGCCTATCGACAGTCAACACTCAGAACTTATGTAGAGAACAGTGACGTATTGGATGGCTGGACATGGATTAGCACGCTATCCTCAAGGACATGCCCTGCTTGTTGGGCCATGCATGGCACGTTTTTCCCGCTCTCGAAAGATTTTTTCCCTGCGCACGTTTCCTGCCGCTGCACCAGCATCCCGGCGGTGAAGGGTTCCGACCAGAACGTGACCTCAGGAAGCGCTGCGTTTGCGAGTCTGCCAGTCGAGCAGCAGCAAGTGGTACTTGGCCCATCAAAATATGAGATGTATCAGCAGGGCACTCCCTTGATGGGGTTCGTGTCGCTCAGTAATGACTCTGAGTGGGGTAGCGCCTTTCAAACCAAATCAGTCGCGCAAGTCAAGCAAAACGCATCGCCGCCACGCTTACCAACGAGAGACTTCACGCCAGAAGAACCGAAGCACCGCGGCGGCCCACGGACATTTACGAGTGATTCCGAAGCGGCGGACTGGGGCAAGGCTAACTGGCAACACGTTCAGCTCAGCAACGCGGAGATCGAAAACCTCAGGCGTTATCAATCGGCTGGGTATCAAAACGTCAATCCGATGCTGCGCGGTCAAAAACAGTTCAGCGGTGAACGCGAAGCAGACTATCGGCAAATGGTTAGAGAGGTAGACTCGGCGCTGAGGCATCAGACGTTGCCAGAATCGGTCACTGTTTACCGAGCAGTGGGCCGCGAACAGTTTGGCGAATTATCTGAGAAGCTTACAGGTAAGGTCTTCGAGGAAAAAGCGTTCATGTCAACCGCAGTCGCGTCCAAAGTGCCGCGCGAGTTCAAAGGCAAACAGGTTGTGCTCAAGCTGCATGTTCCCGAAGGTACGCCCGGCTATTTTATGCCGCTTGTGGCGACCGATGCACGAATGCGCGCAGAGCGAGAGTTACTGCTGGGACGAGGGTTGAAGTATCGAATCACTGCGGCGCGTTACAACAGCAGATCGGGCAAATGGGAACTTGATGCAGAAATCATTCTAAACGAAGCAAAGCAAAAGAAGGCTGCGTAAAAGACTGGGGTGGAGCGTATCAGGTTAGACCGTTGTGGAAACTTAAGAGTCGGAAGAAGGCGGCGTGATTGCTGAGTCTAAGCGGTTGATGCAGCACTCAGCGATGCGTCCACAACGCGGGCATGTGCCAACGTGAAACACATCGCAAACCCATTGTTCAGGATCAATCGGCATCTGTAAACCTATCCCGTTACAATTAACTCGTCCGTTCCGGACACGGTTCGCTTAACGCAGTTCCGCACCTTCCGCAATGGCCCACATGAAAAATGTCAACGAGACTCTCAATAGCCACGAGGTAGTGACAAGTTGGACACGAACCTTCTTTAGCGCCGCATTCATAGCATCCGCGCTCGGCAGGTTCCGGTACATGGTCGATACTTTCGCCTCTGAATTTCGGTTCGTTCATCCCGTTACAATTAACGGCTGATCGGGTGTAATCACACGGCGCTCTTGTGGCGTCACGATGATTCCCAACACGTTCAGATTATATTCTCGCTGCGCACCACACTTACCGCACACAAGCAACGCGGTTGCGATTACCTCTCCGGTCATTGACTGGCTCACCATCGGCACCGGATGGACGTAGGTTCTAGCCCAGCCAATTGACGAACACTGAGAACATCGCGGTTTGAAGTTTCGCGCTTCGAGAGCCGCAGTAACGAGGCGGACAAGTTCGGGCTGGGCGTCGGACGGTGGATCGATCTTGCGCATCGACTCCGCGATTAGTTCGGCTTTGGCTTCATCGGTCAACGGCGCCGGTCTCATCTGATCGCGTAGGCTTTGAAGCTCATCAATCCGGCTGCGAAGCGGGAGTGACCTCAGCATCTCTGCCTGTGCTTCAGTTAGCGGAACGTCGCCGGGATCGCGAAGTGCGCCTTCGTAGATTTCGCCTGTGTTTGGATTGCCCAAAGTCGTTTCTCCTTTCAACCTTTCCATCCTCCGCATTCTACCTGAATCCAATAAATCACAAGCTGGAAATTTGAATACCTAAGAATTCAGTCTGATCGCGCAAGCCTCACCGTTGCGCCCTCACACAAACCGTCTGAGACGGATCACACACACCGAAAGGCAGAGCCAACTAAGTGCCAGCAATTACGATATTTGATTCACAGGAAGAGATTCCCGAGAACGTTCGAGACAAAGCCACTGAAGTCGAAGGTAAGTTCCATGTAGCCGCAGACGCGCTCATGGCGAACTACAATCAGACCCTGGCTGAAAAGAAAGCTCGCGATACCCAGCTTAAAGATTTGCGGGCGCAAGTGGAAAAGTTCAAAGACTTAGATCCGGACAAAGCCCGCGAAGCTCTTGGCAAAATCCAGGAAGCCGAAGACAAGGCACTACGCGCAAAAGGCGACTGGGACTCACGCGAAAAGGCGCTCAGGACCGGCTTCGACACCGAAAAGCAGGCCTGGACCACTAAGGAAACTGGGTACGAAACCACTCTCGACGAGTTGGTTGTTTTCAACGAATTATCCCGCGCCGGTTCACTTCCTGAAGTAAAGCTCAGAGACGCTGAGCTGATTTACCCGCACATCAAGCGATTCGTGAAGCGCGAAGGCAAGGATTACAAGGTTCTGGATGAGTCTGGCGAAGCTCGCTATGGCTCAGACGGAAAGCCTCTCAGACTCGAAGCCTTCCTCACTGAACTTCGAGCACACCCGAAAATGGGCATCTTCTTCGAGCCTACGGGAGCAGCCGGCAGCGGCGCGGATCCAAACGCGCGCGGCGGCGTCACCACGGGGAAAACAATTAAGCGCGACGACTTCAACAAGCTCAGCCCTCAAGACAGGATGACGCTCGTTAAGGAAAAGAAGACCGCGATAGTCGATTAGTCCGAACGTTTGAGACGTTCGCATTCTGGAAACTCTCACCTGATTGAGTCAGTGACGAGCCCTCACACACTTTTCAAGAAACCTTCAGGAGATAGTTTTCTCAAATGCCTAATACCCTCACCGATTTAATTCCCACAATTTACGAAGCCTTGGATGAAGTCTCGCGTGAGCGAGTCGGACTCCTTTCGGCCGTCAGCCGCAACTCAAGTGCAGAGCGTGCAGCTCTGAACGAATCAATCAAGGTTCCGATTGTTCCCGCAACCACGGCGGAAGCGGATAACACTCCCGCGGTGACCGCGCCGGATACCGGTGATCAGACTATTGGTAACGTCGAGATCACAATCTCGAAGTCCAAGCACATTCCGGTTCGCTGGAATGGTGAGGAAACCAAGGGATTGAAGAACGCCGGCACCTTTGGAACGATCAACAAAGACCGTTTCAAACAAGCGTTTCGGCGTCTTGGCAACTTGGTCGAAATTGACCTTGCCTCGGTCTACAAATACGCTTCACGCGGTTTTGGAATTCCTGGCACCACTCCTTTTGGCACTGCCGCAGTCCTAACCGGGTTCGCTGGTCCTTTGAGAATCCTGGAAGATAACGGCGCGCCTTCCACGGAACTGAAGCTCGTTCTTTCCAATGCCGCGATGTACAACCTTCGCGGTATTCACTCGGAATTGTTCAAGGTGAACGAAGCCGGAACTGAAGAGCTTCTTCGCGACGGCAAAATTGCTCGTTTGATGGGGTTTGATCTTCACCAGTCCGGCTTCGTTGCGAACCACACCAAAGGCACGACCACGGATGCGACGTTGACCTCGACGGATTATGCGGTTGGGTCGACATCGTTGACTCTCGCGAGCACCGGCACCGGCACTATCGTTGAAGGTGACATGGTAAACATCGCGGGTGAGAACAACGGCATTTATTACGGTATTCGCACTGGTGATGGTGCAGTTGGCGATGGTGGAACAGTTGTCCTCAACGCTCCCGGCTTAACCATTGCGCAGACGACCAATACATCGGTTATTGCGCCAGCCGCAAGCTATTCGGCAAACCTCGCATTCCACAAAAACGCCGTTCAGCTTGTTACCCGCGCTCCTGCGATGCCTGAAGGCGGCGACATGGCAGTCGACGTCGAGATGATTACCGATCCAGTCAGCGGCATTACTTACGAGGTTGCGCATTACCAGCAGTTTCGTCAGAACGTGATTCACGTCTCCCTGGCGTGGGGCTGGAAAGCAATCAAGCAAGAGCACATCGCTGTTCTCTTTGGTTAATGAAATCGGGCGGGTGAAATTCCCGCCCCGTTTTCCCAATTCAACGAGGACAAATCAATGAGCATTGTAAAGATGTACGGTCCGTCTATTAGCGATCCAAGCCGGGTTGTTAATCGCGACGTCCCGGCTTGTGACGAGCTCGCCTACAAAGCAGCGGGCTACAAACGCGGTTCGATTCCTGAAGTGACGGATCTCGTCGAAACTCCCGCGATATCTGAGGCCGCGGCTAACCCGGAGCAAAAACCAAAAATTCGGAAAAAGAAACCCGAGGCCGTTTAATGCAATTTGTAAACACAGAGGTGCCATCGTTCTCAGGTGGTGTTCGATCTGATGGCTCTCCCGCAATCGTTGAGACGATGGAACTCAAGGATCACGACGGGAACGTGCTGTTTACGTTTCGCAAAAATGCCGAGGGCGGGTTTTCGCTAGAGCCAACGGGCACGATCAGCGGCTCGCTTGAGATTGCCGACAGTTATTCGGAGGAGGGTCACAGCCATCAAAGTGTGGCTGCCGATCTCGAGATTTCCGCAACAGTCGGCAGCGACGTTGGCACCGATCCGAAATTCATCGCGCCAATCATGGGGAACCTGGTTGGCGAAAAACCGACAAACGACTCTAACTATCTCGCGGGAGTAATCGGCGCCAACTCACTCGATTGTGGTGACAGCGACTATCCCACAGCGGCAGTCATGGGCGTTCTGTTCGATGGCGCTCAAGTCGACTCAATCGTACTTGCCGATCTCGATGGCGACGACGGTGGCGCGGCAACAAACGCGCGCGCGGCTTTCGGCGTCAAGGTCAATAACAACAATCCTTCGTCTGGCTGTGAGTTTGGTCTAAGCCTGAAGGACGCAGGTAACGCCAACTACACCGGCGGCGGCAATGCCTTCGTGCCGAGCAAGGCCGACGTAGAGTTCAGCAACGGGCTCTATATCGTCGCGCTCGACACGGCAATCACCGCGAACTCAACCACAACTGACGCTCCAGCCGGATCGCCCGGCATCACCTCTCATGCCACGGGCCGCGGAAAACTATTCATGTCTGACGGTAGTAAGTGGCAGTTCGCAGTTGTAGCGTAATCAATGGCCCTCACCGCCACAATCGGAGGATCCACCTCTAACTCTTACGTCACGCTTACCGAAGCGAATGACTATTTTGCTGATCGGCTGAACACAGCTCAGTGGGATGCCGCAACCAGCGAAACGAAAGAGAAGGCGCTGATCACGGCGACTCGCCGAATCGATGAAGAGCAGTTCTTTGGCTACAAGGTCTCGACGACTCAGGCGCTTAAATGGCCGCGCTACAACGTCCGTGATGAAGACGGCTTCTTTTTCTTACCTTCCGATTCGATCCCCGAACGAGTGAAGCAGGCGGTTTTCGTAACCGCACGAGAACTTTTAAGAGCTGATTTCCTGGATGAGAACTACCTCGACAACCTCCAATCGATCTCAGCGGGAAATACGAAGCTTGTGCAGTTCAGCCCCCGATCAGCAGGAAGATTGCCTGCCGACGCAATGCGTCTGCTACAGCGTTTTATGACCTCTGGCAATGGTGCTCGATTGGTGCGCGCGTGACCACACCGATCGGCATAGCCTTGAGCCAACTCGCGAGTTTTGGCGACGTGATCTTTGAGAATGTCTATCCGGATGTTGGCAGAGTTGAAAGGCCGGAATTCAACCCGGCGCCTGATTACTTTCCCATTGCTGATTCGATTGGTTGCTCCTGGGCACCAGCGAGCAAAACAGGGATGGAGTACATGCGGGCCGGACAGATCAATGCAGTCGTGGCTTACGAAATAACGATGTCAGGCTCAGTCGATATCAAGCCGCAAGACCGATTCATCGTCGAAGCTCGAGGGGAAGAGCCCGAACACACATTTGAAGTAAAGGCGATCTTGAGAAACGCAGGCTTGCCAATGACAGTTCTTTGCACACTGGAAGGATAGATGTCAGTTCAATCGAAAAATAATCTTCCGCGCATTCAGGTCAACGTTCAAAAGGCGTTGTCCCAATTGATCCGCAGGACTGCTTTTGCAATTGAGGCGCGGGCGAAACAGTTAGCGCCTGTTGATACCGGACTCCTGCGCAATTCAATACAGACAGAGATGAAGGGGCCATTGAAAGCGACCGTCGGCACCAATGTTGAATACGCGGAGTATCAGGAATTTGGGACGCGACACCAAAAAGGAACGCCGTTCTTAACTCCCGCCTTTGATGAGGAAGTCTCGAAATTTACGAAGCAGGTGATTGATTTGAAGATTGGCAATTGAAAGGTCTTTGAGATAGATGGGCCACGAAGCAGCAGCCGCAAAGCTCGCAGTCGAAGCAGTGTTGCCGGACACCTTCTTTGAGTCGGCGCCACAAAACGCCGAAGTGCCGTTCAAGGTCTGCCGGCAGCGCAGTCCGGGCACAGACTCACAGGTAATTGGCGGCGTCCGCGCCATGACCTCACCGCTCGTCGATGTTGGTATTTGGGTCGAATGGGACCCTTACTCATCCACGGCGCAGGCCGGCGCGAAAGAAATTGATGATGCGATGGAATCGCTCGTCAGTTACTCAGTCACCGACGCGAACGGGGATGTTTGGGAAGTCAGTTCACGAAGCGAAGGCGGCGCTTGGATCAGAGAAGAAGTGGATCTTAAAGCCGGTGGCAAGAAGTTCTATTGGGTAGGCAGAAGCTATCGCCTCTCAATTTCAGCAGCGTAAAGAAGGAGATAGAAATTGGCTTACACACACACATGGGGCCTCACATTCAAATCAGGCGGGCAAAGCGTCTCGTCTACCACTGAGACCGTAACCGCATCGGGCGAGGCAAACATTTCTGAAACGATCCCACTGGACTCTGAGGACTTCGTGATCAACATGGCGATTGACATTTCGGTGCTCAAGTCGATCTTCATGCTGGCGTCAAAAGATATGACGCTTTACACGAACGATGATCACGACGGCACTCCGGCCCACACAATCGAATTGAAAGCCGGCCAAGCGCTCAGGTGGACCGTTAACAGTGCCGAGGCGAGCCCCTTCGCTGCCGATCCGGCGGACGTGACTGATGTTCGTGTCACCAATGTTGGCGCGGCCGGTACGCTGCAAATCTGGACGCTGCAAGACGCTACTCCGTAATGAGACACGCCTGTAAGTGCGGTCTTAGTTACCGCAATCCTCACGATCTCGACGAACACAACCGCGTAGGCTGTCGCCCTCAATCAAGCGATGGCCCAACGTGGTCCGATAAAGATGTCGAAGAAACCGAGACGATAGAAGAGGCGGTTGCAAAGGCCATCGAAGAAGCCGCGCAGGAAGTCTCACCCGAACCTGAACCGCAAGAAAAGGAATCCTCACCATGTCCGCAAGAGCAGATGTCAACATAGTCACTCAGATCGGCCCGGAGTCTGTTCCGGGCACAGCCGTTCCGGGATCGCTGCGCCTTCCCTCGATCGATATTGAGATCAGCCCCGAGCATCAAAAGCAGCTTTACCGCGGCGCTGGTTACAAGTTCAACACGATCGGCGTGATGAACAAATCGTGGGCAATGGGCTCATTCAAAGGGCCGTTGAACTACGAAGAGCTGGCGTTGATCCTGTCGAGTTACTCGAACTATGCCGCACCTTCGAACGTGGGCACAGGCGGCAAGGGATGGGTGTTTGCGCCGGGCATCGGTGGCACCGCAGACACGATCAAGACCTTCACGATTGAACGTGGTGACTCCGAAGACGCCGCGGTGGCAACCAACGGAATTTTTAACTCGTTGGACATCGAGATCACTCGCGAAAAGGGCGACGTTTCCGGCGAGGTGCTCGCGAAACTCTTCTCAGTCGGAAATACACTCACCGCAACGCCAACGGTGATCGGAAACAAACCGGTCTCGATGGCTGATATGAGTTTGTATCTGGACTTTGACTCGGGCGACCTCGGTGAAACGAAACTCTCAAGAGTGTTTCGGGCCTCAATCAAACTCCCGAAGAAGTACGATCTGATATGGGAACTGGACGCCGATCAGACCTCGTGGGCCGACATCGTTGAGCAATACATGACGCCGAAGCTCACGCTTGAGGCCGAATTCACGACGCAGATGCGCAGCCTTTACAACACGCTGAAGGCCGACAACGTTGACAACGCTTTTCTCAGAGCGTTGGCAGTCGGAAACAACATTGGCGCGGGCGCAGACCACACCTTCCAGGGCGACTTCGCTTTGCAGTTCATGGACGCCAAAGAGCAGCGAAAAGGTAATGGCGACGTCTACGCCTACAACTTCGAATTCGAGATCATGGCCGACACTACATGGGGCAAGGCTTGGGAGATCCAATTGGTGAACGAGCTCGCGGACTTCGCTTAATCCAACTTACTTGACTGACCAACTCCCGGCGGGCGATTCGAACAACAAATCGGACGCCCGCCTTACTTCTTAAAAGGACACACAATGATCAAGATTTCCTCACTCAAAAAACCGCGGCGGGACGGCAAGGCCGAGTTCACTTACGTTGCCGACGATGGCGAAATCCGAACCGAAGAAATCCCGATCTCTTTCCTCAAACCAACTGAAGAGCTTTGGGATGAACTTGTCGCAATGGAAAAGAGCGTAGGCGCAGACGAAGAGGCGCAAAAGGGTTTGTTTGTGCGCCGCCTGGTCCGCGTTGAGATTCAGAGCACCGCAATCGTTGAAGATGACGGCCGACCTTACAACATCACGGATGATGATCTACGTGCGCTTGACTACATGCAAGTGGCCCAACTTTGGGAGGGAGTTAAGACCCATTTTTTTCTCCGGACGCCAGCGTCGATGTCCGAGACGAATACGAACTCTACCTCAGAACCGGCGTCGGCGGCTTAGGTTCCTGCCCCTGGTACGAACCATTTGTTGATCTCGGTCTGATGTTTCATCGGCCACCCGAAGAAATTTATGCAGGATGGGACAAGGTTTGGTTGGACCGGACGAGAGTGATTTTGCAAGGGCGGCAGCAAGCAGCAATTGATACCACTGAAAAGAAATCCTTAGATGGCGATTAAAGCATTCGAACTGTTTGGCGATATTGAGTTACGCACTGCGAAGCTCAAGACAGGCATGCGCGAGGCCAACAAAGACTTCGACAGCCTCCGGACTAAAGCCAAGTCAACAGTCGACGGCGTCGAACGAGACCTCGGCCGCATGGCTAAGTTCAAAACCGGACTCAACCAGGGCTTCATGTCGTCTTTTGGCATTCAGGGCGGCGGCGGTTTTGGCTCACTGATTGGCAATGCAGCAGGAAATCTATTGCAGACCGGCGTTAAGGCTCTGACCGGAGTCGTCAAGGACGCCGCGCAGCAGGGGCTTGATTACGCCGACATGCTGCAAAGAACAAAGATCGGTTTCATCAATTTACTCGGTGATAAAGAAAAGGGCTTGTCTCACGTTCGCGAACTCGTGAAGTACGGCGTCGAGTCGTCTTTTGAAACTGCGGACGTGTTGAAATTCGCTAACAGCTTGGAAGCGCTAAAGGTGAAGACCTCGGAAGTGATTCCGATGCTCGAGGGTTTGGGCGGTTGGGCGGCGGGCGCTGGCAACTTCGACAAAATGCAGAACGCCGTGATGGCGATCACGCAGATGCTTTCAAAGAATAAAGTATCAGCGGAAGAGATGAATCAACAGCTCGCAGAAGTCACTCCGGATCCTTACGGCATGATGATGCGCGGCTATGAATCGGCCGGTTACAAGTTCAAGGACCGGGGTGAATTCCAGGCAAAGGCTGAAGGCGGTGAACTGAACGCGCAAGTCGCAGTGCGGTTGATGCTGGCGCAGGCGCGCAAGGAAAAAGGTTCGCTGCTTGAAGAGATCGTTGGTGGGACCATCCAAGGTCAAACAGCAATTCTCAACGACAAAAGGTCGATGCTTTACGCGCTGGGCATGATGGGTGTCGATGATCTCGTCGCCGATCCAACTGAAGCGAGCGCGTATGCGGCAAAGAAGCGCAATATCGCAACCCTTTCAAATCTCTATGATCCACAAAAGAGCCCGCAAGCATTAAAGATTGCGCAGAACCTCGGAGCGGGCGCGTCAAACATCTTCAAGGTCGAAGACTTCCTTGAGTCGCAGACTTTCGCCGAAGACAACTTTGGCGACACGCTTCGATCAGCCGTGTCCGGAGACTGGAAAGGCGCCGAAGAGAGTTTTAAGAAGATGGCCACTACTCTCGGCGGCTACATTCCCCAAGGCTTGAAAGATGGTATTGCAGCCGGAGCTTCGGCAGTCAGCGATACAGCAACGTCGGTTATGGGTTCAAGTGTTTGGGATTCGCTTTCGGCGTTTTGGGAAACGAATTCACCTTCGGAAAGAGCCAAGAGATTAGGAAGATGGATTCGCGAGGGCTTCGACCTCGGAATGAACAGGCAGCAGGCAGGCAACTACGCCAACATGAAGGCTCTGTCTGAGAAGGATCCGGAGTTTCTCCGGACGCTCGGAATTGAAGCCGGCAAACGCGGCGTGAATCCCGATGACATGCTCAACCTGATTGGCATTGAGTCGAGTTTCAACAAGTCCGTGATGAACAAGTGGGGTTACGGCGGGCTCTCGCAAGTCGGACGGAAAGAACGAGCATCCATCGGCTTTGAGAACATGAGCGATGCCGAGTTTCAGAAACTACTCGCAGAGAAAAGCGCGTCTTGGCAACTTTCCAATGTGACGTTTCCACTCCTTGATCAGAAGCTTCGCGAAAACCCACATGTTCGTAGCGGCGGAATTACAGGCGCGGAGCTTTACGCGATGTGGGGTTCAGGCCATGCGACTGGCGATCCGAACGCTGTGCACATGGCGAAGGGCGGCAAACGAGCGGCGGCCTATGCCAACAATCCTCTTTGGGACGTAAACAAAGATGGCGTCGTCCGTGAAGCTGAGTTTGGACAAGCAGCAATGGCATCGCTGGGCGCAGGCAGGGCTTTTTCGGTCAACGGGCAGGCGGCGGTATCGCAATCGAATCCGATGCCGGTCACTATCATTGACGCGGGCAATGGTGTTGATTTCCGTAGTGGTCCATCTTTCTACGGCGATCCGACACTAGACCGGCAGATCAGCAACGCGCGGGGGATGTACGCCTCGCGTCACGCGGCACAATCGCAGAGGTCGGGAACCATCAACGACTCCGTTCCTGTAAATGTCGACGTGTTAATTCAGAAAACAGAGCAGCCGCTAAAGACGTTCGCCATAGTGCTCAACGAAAACGCGCTGCAACTTAAAAAGCTGACTCCGCTTTTGGGTGATGCCGCAACCGCGGCAGCAGGTGTGGTCGATCCATTCAAAGCGATCGATCAGGAATTCGGCGGCGGCTTCGTCACAAAGAAGGGTGATAAGAAGAAGAAACGCGACAAGCTCTTCGGTGAGGCTTTGACTTGGGAAGGTGCGGCAGGCGATTTTCAAGGCGGCTTGCAGTCCGCACTGATGGACCCGTTCAAAAAAGAATCGTGGGGAAACTTTGGAATGGGTTTCCTGAAAGACATCCAAGGCCGGGCTGCACACGATCTCAGCTCGTCGATCACACAACTCTTGTTTGGCGGCCGGAAAGATCCGAACGATCCTTCGAGCGGTCTGACTGGTGGACTGTTTGGATCGCTATTCGGTGGCTTCCTGGGCGGCAGCAAGAAGGGCTGGGGCGACTTCAAGTTGCCCTCGATCGGCGGCGTCGATGCTGGGAGTGGCGGCGGCGGCTTTGGTGGATTCTTCGCAAAGCTGTTCGGCTCAATCTTCGGCGGCTTTCGAGAATCAGGTGGTGGAATGTCAGCCGGACGGTTTTATGTCGCTGGCGAACGCGGGCCTGAGATCGTCGCTGGTCCAGGACACGTCTACAACGCAAGTCAAACGCGGCAAATGATGTCAGGAGGCGGTGGTGGGCGTGAACAGCGGTTCATCTTCGTCGACAGTGAGCGCGAAGCTCAACGGCATCGCTCAGCGCGCGCCGACAACTTCATTATGCAGTGGCGTGCTAATCGCCACATCATCAGCCGGTTCACCTAAAACCTCATGCCTGTAGTTTTTCCTTTTCTTCACAACTGGGAACAAATGATCGGAGGCGGCTCTGTGCCGGTGGTAGAACGACTGGAGTTTCTCACCGACATCATGCCTGCGCATAAAGATTACGAGCAGCGCGTAGCCAACAGACCGTATGGTCCGCGGCGTATCTTCGAGTATCAAATTCCATTACCAGACGCGCGCTCGCGCCAGATCTTTAACAACGTAACTTTTACTCCGAACCAGTCCTACTACGTGCCGGTCTGTTCGGATCTGACTTTAACCACTGGAACGGCGACGGACTCCGGAGTCGATCTGGCCGCGCAATACAGAGACTTTGACACTGACGGGTTTGCGATGCTTTGGTCAAATCCCTGGACTTACGACTTTGTAACGATTGAGGGCACAACCTCAACCTCTATTTCTTACACAACGACGCTGGCAAACAGTTGGCCCGAGGGGTCAGTAATAGTGCCGATGCGGCGCGCGTATCTTGAGCAGAAAGTTCCCGGACGGCACCACGCGTCGAACATCGAAACCGTGTCGTGTGAGTTTCACGTGCTTGCTGAAGAGTTATCTACTAACAGATACAAAACCTACTCGCGAAGCGCTCACAAGGGTTTCTATCAGTTTGACTTTGCCAAAGCGTCCGTCAGCTGGGTAGATGAAAAGCCATACACGATCGAGTATCGCGGTGCCAACATTGATTTTGAATCCGGGGTCTTTTCGCAGCGAAGTCAGGACACGGGACCATCGAAAACTATGCGTGTCCGCGTTCTCTTCGATACTCGAGCGGACATGGGCGAGTTCCTTGACTGGCTTCGACAAGTCAGAGGGCGGCAAAAACTCACCTGGGTTCCGTCCTACCAGTCTGACCTTGCTTATGTTTCCGGAACCGGATTCTCCATTAAGGTTCGGGATGATGGTTACTTGAATGTTTGGGAGGCGTCACCAACTCACCGAGAGATCAAAGCCTTCTATACCGCTATATCTGGTTTCGCCGCACAAACGACGTCAGCCAAAGACGCAGACACTGACGGATCCAATGGCGTGGACTTAACGCTTTCCGCAACCGTCATCGGCGCAAGTATTGAGTTCATCTCGTTTCTTCATCTCTGCCGCCTTAATTCCGACACCGTTGAACTGCAATGGCACTCGCGCGGCAGACTGCTCGAAGTAATGCTCGAGTTCAAAGAGGTTCAGCGTTCCGAACGCCTCGATTCCGCTAATACGATCCTTGGACACCCGCTCTAAGGACTGATCAATGCCAACAACTTTCGAAAAACAAGAAGACACTGGCGGAAAGATAGAACTGTTTCGCTTCGTGGTTACCAACGAAGCTGGGACAACTGAGTATACCTATGCTGGCGCAGGGGCAGGCCCGGAAACTGTTACTCGAACGATCAGCGGAGACGATATCGACTTCATCCCGATCGAGGTCAGCAGTCCTGATCTTGAAACGGTGCGCGCAGGGCAGGAAGGCGAGATTGAATTTAATGTCGCTTTCGACAACGCGATCGCGCAACTGAACATTGACCTACCCCACCCGGCGCCAATCGCGCTCACGATTTACCACACGCATTACGGTGACACGGGACACGATGTTGTCTGGACCGGAGTTGTCACCGCGGTTGACCTGAAAGGTCTTATGGCGACCGTGCGATGTGAATCCCACTTGGCGCGGCTCCGTAAACGAGGCTTGCAATATGAATGCGGCAAGAACTGCCAGTACTCACCGTATAGCCCTCCCTGTCCGCTCACACGCGCCGCAAACGCGCAAACCTTAACAGTCACCGCAGGAGAAGGAACAAACGAACTGACGGTCACCGGCTACTCAGGAGATCTAACCGGGGGCGAGATTAAGACGGCGAACGGCGACGGCCGCGACATTCAATTGCATTCCGGCGGCACGCTGACTTTGTACGCGCGCTTTCCAATTTCATCGCTCGAGGATGGCGAGTCTGTAACGGCATATCCGTCATGTGACCTCACCTTCACCGGCAACGCCAGGAGTTGCGACACGTTCCCGGAAACTGACGATGGACGCCTCTTCGGTGGTTATCCACACGTTCCGCCAGAAGGCAAAGATCCCCAAGAACACGGACTCTCATAAATGTTTGATCCTGTCTCACTCGGGGTAAACCTCGGCATCTCCATTATCAGCGCCTCGATCACCGCCAGGGCGCACCGGCTGAAGTCTGTCTCGCAGTTTCAGAGACCGACAGCTTCAGAGTCGCGAAAGCTTCCGTACATCGCCGGCACAGTTCTACACAAGTCTGCAAATCTCGTTTGGTGGGGCGACTTCAAACGCTCATCCGTCAATCTTGATCTCCCCGGTCCATCATGGGTTTGGGGGCCGGTTGCCTTGGCTCTGCAAAGTCTTCCCTTTGGCTATCGCTATTACATTGGAATGGCTTTCGCTCTTAGTCACGGCGGTGACGATGTAGGCGGTTTTGAATCCAGCTACTCGCTGCAGGAGATCCGGGTTGGAGGAAAAACTGTCTGGTCGGGCACGGTTGGCAATTCCGGAGCTTTTACCGTCGAAGCGCCGGGCAAATTCGGTAATGAAGGCGGTGTGTACGCTACCGGAAGATTCGAGCGCGGCGCCGGATCCTCACAAGCCAGAAACACTTATCTTGATGGTCAAGTCACCAACACGCCAGCCTATCAGAACACCGCAATGGTGTACTGGCATGGTCCTTCGGTCGGTGCGGCAGCGTTAGGCAAAATTAAATACTCCGGCTACGTCAGCCGCAGTGCTTATATAAAACCCTTCGCGTTTCGTGTTAAGCGACTGCCGTGGGCTATTCAGCCGCTCGGCTACTTCCCCAACGTGGGGACTGATGACGCTAACCCAGCTCATGTTATTTGGGACCTGCTGACGTCGAACACCTACGGAGCCGGCATCCCGGCAGCGCAACTTGATTTTGGGTCTTTCAACACTACCGCTTTGCAGTTGCGAGATACTGACGGTATCGGCTGTTCATTCTTGTGGGACACGGATGACGAGGTTTTACAGATCGTGCAGGCGCTCGTTGACCTCGGC